TAGATACGGAATTCCTTATTCGTTACACGACGGGCATCACGCCGAGCATGATGGTTGTCTACGACGGTAAAGAATACAACATTCACTCCATTATTGACACGGGTGACAGACGCACAGAGCTTCGCATACTTGCATCGAGGCGGTCTACATGATCGACATAACGATTGAACAAAAGGGGCTGAGGGAGCTTGATGAGAAGTTGAAGCTCCTGCCTCTTGAGATTCAGCGCACAATTGGCCAGCGGGCGTTGAATAAAGGCGCGAGGCTTGTCAGGGACGAGGCCCGCAGGCGGGCTCCGGTCGGCAAGGCTTTCTATCGTTACCCATACGGGACGACGGCCAGAAACAGAAAGCGCATAGGGCAGCTCCGTGACAGCATCGTCATTGCCAAGGGGAAGCCGTCCAGGGGTGCCGAGATTGTCACGAACGTCAAGCCAAGGCTGAAAACGGGCTATTACGGACTATTCATTGAAAAGGGCTGGATACCAACGGGTAGAACGAAGGGTGTCAGAAGAGCATACGGCCTGACGGCGAGAGAGGCCAGGGCAAGAATGCAGAGGGGGCGGGCAAAGGTTCCGGGCCGTCCGTTTATTGAACCCGCGCTCGTTATGAGTACGGGACGCGTACTCGATGCCATTCAAAAGGAACTCGGCAGGCTCATTGAGTGGCGCATGAGGAAGACCAATGCCGGTTGAGTCGAAGATCTATTCCTTACTGTCGGGGTCAACGGTCATCACGTCCGTCACCTCGACACGCATATACCCGATGGCCGTCCCTCAAGGCTCGGACGCCCTCCCCGCGCTTGTCTATTCGAGGATCAGCGGCCACCGGGTCAATGCCTTGGACGGGTACTCTCATCTCGAGAACCCTACGATACAGTTTGATTGCTGGGCGACAAGCTATGCGGGTGCGAAAGACCTAAGCACCCGCGTCGCAAACGTTATGGGTTCCGCAACGTCGTTTGAGGCGATCCTGGTCAACGACCTGGACGCGCTGGAATGGGAACTCGGTTTCTATCGGTTAACGCAAGAGTGGAGTGTCTGGCACAAGGACACATAGGAGGTAACTAGCCAATGGCGATTGAAACTCAGGGCTCCATTTTTTACTGGAGCACGACAACTTCCTTGAGCACGGTTATCAGTATCGGGGAGGTGATTGGTTTCAATGGCCCCACCGGCGGCGCAAACGTCATCGACGTTTCCCACCTGGGAAGCACGGCGCGAGAGAAGTTGATCGGGTTGAGAGACGAAGGTCAAATCACCCTCGACTGCAACCTCTCGCCGTCCAATACGGGCCAGACGAAACTGCGCGAGTGCCGCGCCGCCAGGACGCAGGGGAACTGGGCCATCAAGCTCAACGATACGGCCATCACTATGCTCAACGGCCACGGGTATGTAAGCGGCTTCTCCATCACGGGAGCGGTAGATCAGGTTGTCAAAGCCAGCATCACCATTGAGATCAGCGGAGCCGTGACCTACTCAACGGTCGCATAGGAGGTGACGGTCATGGCGATTGAGTCACAAGGCGCGATTTTCTACTGGAGTACGACCACGGCGGCCTCCACATCGACTTCCCATGCCGTCGCGGAAGTGGTTGGTTTCAACGGCCCTACGGGGAGCGCCAACGTCATTGACGTTTCCCACTTGGGCAGCACGGCACGCGAAAAGCTGATCGGGTTGAGGGATGAAGGGCAAGTGACCCTCGATGTCAATTTCCTACCGGGGACAACGGCGCAGGACTACCTGAGGTCCTGTCGCGCCACCCGCACTATGCGGAAGGGCGTCATTCAGTTGAATGACAACACGACCGAGGCGGCGCGGACGAAGATCATTTTCGACGCCTATGTCAGCGGATTCAGCATTTCCGGTGCTGTGGATCAGGTCGTCAAGGGTGCAATCACGCTGGAGATCAACGGCGCTTGCACCTATGCCACTGTAATTTGATGAGCCTGGAGGGCGCAAATGTATCTGACAAAAGAGGAAATCCTTGCTGCAAAGGACATGAAGTACGAGGACATCGATGTCCCCGAGTGGGGCGGCAAGGTGCGGATCAAGTGCATGACCGGCAGTGAGCGTGATGCTTATGAGGCGTCACTTTACGAACTCCGAGGAACGGAAGTGAAACTGAACAGAGAGGACATGCGGGCGAAACTTCTCGCCAGGGTGCTGGTGAACGAACACGGCAAGCGACTGTTCGCGGACGGTGAGATAAAGGCCCTTGGCGAGAAGTCCGCCCATGCCCTTGAGAGAATTTATGTCGCGGCGCAAAAGCTGAACGCCATTTCCAACGATTCGGTGGAGATGCTGGCAAAAAACTGAAACAGCGGGGGTCGAGGTACTTTTACTTCGCCCTCGCAAGAGAACTGGGAATGACGGTGCGCGAATTGCTCGAGCGGACGGATTCGGTCGAACTCAGCGAATGGCGGGCCTATTTCGAGATCGAGAACAAACGCTTGAAGGGTGAAGACGCGGAGACGGTAGCGGATAAGATCAAGGCTGGATTCATGCAATTCAAGGAACGGCTCTGATGGCGGTTGATCCCGTTGCAAATCTCTATGTGCAGCTCGGCATGGACGTTGCCCGCTTGCAGGGCGACGTGCAAAAGGCGACGACCATTCTGGATAATTTCCAGCGCCGCGTCGATCGCGGATTTTCCACGATGCTGAAGGGCATAGGCTGGACCGCCGCCTTTGCGGGCGTGACGGGTTTTTTGCACAAGGCCGTGCAGGAGGCATCGGCGGCGGAGCAGGCCATCACGCAGCTCAATACGTCCCTGGCGACCCTTGGGGCGAAGCGCGTCGGTGACATCAATCTTGTCAGCGCAGCCATTCAGCGCATGGCAAAGGAGATGCAGGCTGCCACGGGATTCACCGACGAAGAGATCATGCGCGGCGCGTCCCGCATGTTGACGGCTGGAATCGGCACGGAAGACCTCAAGCTTGCGACCGAAACGGCGACAAACCTTGCGCGGGCATACGGGCTCGAACTCGAGCCCGCAATGCAAATGGTCGTGCAGGCATATTGGGGCCAGCAGCGGGCCATCAAGAAAGTTGTCCCCGAGATGCAGGAACTTCTTCAGGAGGGCATGCGCGGGACGGATGTATTGAAGCAATTAAACGACGCCCTGGGGCCGCAGGCGCAGGCCCAGGCCGAGACGTTTGCAGGGCAACTCAGGCAGTTAAAGGTTGAGAGTGCTGACTTTGCCGAGGCCGTCGGCATGAAGTTAATCCCCGCACTGACGAAATTCTTTTCCATCTTGAACGCGATCCGCAAGGGCGAAGGGCTCAAGGGTTATGAGGCGTTTAACGCCTTGGGCGATGTCTACGTCACGCCAGAGCAACAGGCGGCTTCGCTTGCCGGAATGACGCCCGCGCAGTTGGAAAAGATGACCGGCGGGGCAACATGGAACCATCCGCTTCTTTATGGCAAACCTGGGGTCAAGCCAAAGGTTGAAGGTAAGGCCGGTAAGGCAAAGGCAGAAGAGAAGTACGTCGATACAGAAGAGGCATATCTCAAGCTTCTGAAGGAAGAGGCAAAATTCTACGATGGTATATCGTCAGGACTAAAGGCCGTTGTCGATCAAAAGAATTTCATCATAGACGCCGACCAGAAGATGCTCGACCTGCAACGCCTCATGGGGATGAACGAAGAGGACTACCTCTCCGCAACCCTCTATAACCTTGAGGCCAAGGTGCAGGCGCAGCGGGACATGATTCAGGCACGCCTGACATGGAATAACGTCATCGACGCAAAGGACATGGACGAACTCGACCGCGCCGAAAAGCTACTTGAGATCCAAAAGGAGCGCGTGCGGATCGAGGAAATCCTGAGAAAAGACCCCCTCTCCGGCGCAACGAAAGCCCTGAGTGATTTGCAACGGGAATACGAGAGTTACGGCAAGCTCATGGAAGATTACACCCTGGGCGTGTTCAGGACGATGGAGTACGCCTTTGCCGAGTTTTGCGACACGGGGCAATTCCGGTTCAAGGATTTTGTCCGGTCGGCGCTCATCCAACTGAATACCCTGCTTTTCAAGATTGCCGTGCTTGAGCCGATGGCGAAGAGCCTCAGTGCGGCACTGCAAGGTGCGGGTGGTGGTGGCGGCGGCGGGGGATTCGGGGGTCTGCTCTCTGGTCTATTTGGGGGCGGCGGCGGTGGTGATCTGTTCAGCATGTTCGGTGGCAGTTCGGGGATGTTCTTTGCCAAGGGCGGGCTCATCCCTTACGCGGCTGGCGGTATCGTCCATCGGCCTACCGTCTTCCCAATGGCTTCCGGTATGGGACTCATGG